TCCAGATAACGCGCCATTGTGCGGATCCGCGTCAACTTCGCCCCACACAGGTCATTGCCTGGGTTGGTTGCGTTGATCTCAATCATGATCAACGACAAAAAGCTAAATAGGTTTGACACGCGCACTGTGGGGCGTGGCAACTGACCGTTGCCTAAATATTCAAATCCATCCACCTCAATCGGATAGCGGGTGTATTGATTGCCGTTCCAAGTCACGCCTGTGTTTGGCGTCTTAAGGGTCAAGCCAGCATGGAAGCGGTACAGCGAATCTGCGCCATGCAAGGCGGCAAACGTTTCCAGCTCATACAGGTCAATGATTGATGTCGGGGACAGGTCCGACATTTCTGGCGCAATCGCACCAACCGATAGCCAGACAACAGTGTTGTCGTTGACCTCTTGGCTGCCAATCGTTGCCCACGTTGGCTCGCTGCTACCGCTGGTGCCAGCCGTCGTACAACGGAAAACCAAGCCGGTTCCAGTTGTCGTTGTCGGACGGACAACATCTCCTACCGCGTAGGAGTTACTCGCCTGCCATGCGGTGTAAGCCATTTACGGTTCGTAGACCTGGCGGAAGGTGGCTGTGACTGTGGCGCGATTCAAGTAAGGAATCGTCTTACTCCACTGATCGCAACGCCACTTGTAACTGGTGGTCGTATCTAGCGGGGTCCAATCAAAGGCGTCCCCATCGGCAGCGCGGGCATCAAGGAATGTCTCGATTGTGTCTGCATCGGTTTCGGAGACTTCCCAAGTCAAATTCCAGGTTTTGGGATTTTGGTTTAAGCCGAAACGCAGGACCTGTTCGTAGCCATCGCCAAACTTAACGACGCGATTGGTTGGAGCGCTTGTTTTCTGAGCGCCGTAGGTCGGGGTTATTGAAGGAAATGTAGCCATTAGGCGAGCAAGCCTCCCGGACGCTTCTGCTTAATCAATTCTGCCTGCACTGCAGCGCCAATGGCACGTCCCAGTGCAGCGGCGTTCGGTTGGTCGCCTTGGGCTTGAGTGCCTTTGGCGTCCACGTTGACAGTGATGTTTGCGCCGCCCATTGCATTGTTTGGGACGATGTTGCCGCTGGCGCCGGGGACAAACAGCTCGGGGCCGCGCTCGCCAACCATGTAAGGCTTGCCAGAAGAAACTGCGCCTCCTAAAGCTTTTCCAGGAAGAGGTGGTAGCGGCGGTGGTTTAGCGGCGAGGGCTCCAGCTTGACCTTCATACCGACCTCCTGGTGCCGTAAGACTGTTCGCACTAAACAGTGTGCGCATAAAGCCCACTGCTTGCTCAATTACGTAAATTTGAATTAACTGGCGGGCAATGTCTTGCAGCACATTTGCAGCAATATCACGGAGCGTCATGCCCCAGTTATCGGCGCCGGTGATCAGCAGATCGAATGAACGGGTCATCCCTTGACCCAATACATCAGATACCTGCTGAGCAAGCTGCAGTTGTTGCTGCATACCCTTGTTCAGCTGGTTTTGCTGTTTGATTTTGTTTTGCATTTCTTCAAAGGCACGCTGAGCGGCTTCTTTGTTGATCTGCTCGATGTCGTAGGCGAGCTGTAGTTCAGCACGCTTGGCCTCAAGGCCCAAATTGCTAATTGCTAGATCTTTTTCCTTTTGCGGCACGTCGCTGGCGCGAATTTTTGCTTCCTTTTCCGCAAGCTCCGCCAAACGCATACGGTGCTCAAGCCGACGTACCCCCAAAGCGTCGTCATTGCGCTTCAGCTCAAACATGGTGCGCTCAAGCCCCAGCAAGCTCTTAAGTTTCTGCTCTTCTGCTTGTAAGTCTGGTATCCGGCTGCGGCGGCCTTTTTTGGTTTTGGGAGGTGTAATACCAAGCCTATCTAGAGGTGTGACAGGGATAAGCGGGGTTGCCGGAGCCTTGATTCCCTCTTTGGCGGCTTGTTCGAGTGTCTGACGTAGAACTTCGTTTGTGATTGTTCCGGGTACGGTTATTTGCTTTCCAAAATCTTTTGTGATGGGCGTTGTTTGTAAACGAGGATCGCTTAATGCTGCACGTTGTTGCGTAGTAGTAATTGTTCTAGTTCCCCTCTTTTCCGTCAAAATCTCTTGTAGACGTTTCGCCTGCGCTGGTGCAACACTTTGCTCCAGTGCGCTGAATTGGCTGCGCAACGTAATGCCGCCAACAAACTGGCTTACAAGTTTTAAAAAGTTAGCCAGTGGTCCTGCAATTAAAGCTTGCAGTTGCAGTGTTAATTGTCCCCAAAGACGTGTGACTTCGCTTGTCTCATCTCCAAGTAGCTTCAGGCTCTTAACGCCGTCGGTGCCAATAACTGCAGCTAGCTCTTCAGTCAGTAACTTAGCTAGCTCTTCGGCTTTGCCTTGTTTCTCCAATTCAATGGCACGGGCTTCGATTTGCTGTGAACTAAACAAGCTCCTCTCGCGTACGAGGTCAAACGCCTTAGATGTAGACGTGAAAGCCTTCGATGCCTCCAAAGTAGAGCCAACAAAGGTGTCGAACTGTTGGCCTAACGCACTAAGAGCGATCTGAGCGGCAAAGCCTGCTGGTCCGCCGACTAAGCCGCCGGCTGCACCACCGAGGACAGAACCAGGGCCGCCGCCGAACAGCAGCGGGAAGCCAGCACCAAGAGCAACGCCTTGAAGACGCTGCGACCGGGCTTTACCGCGCGCCGCCAGAGCGGCGGGAGATCCCGGAATGTTCGCTCTTCCGCCGATCGGACTACGGGGTCCGCCAATCCTGGCTTGACGTTCAATTTCGCGGGTCTGGCGCTTTTGCAGCTCTAACCTGTCGCGCTCTTTGCGGATAGCTAAAGACAGTTCATTTGTTAGCTGCTTAAAGCTTCCAAATTGACGACGTGCTTGAGCGGTAGTGACTTCGCCCAGTTTTGCGCGTAACTTATCTGTATTTAATCCAGCTTCTTCTAAACGACGTATTTGCTGATCTAGGGTATAGCGTTTTACCTGCGCTTTAGATAATGCATCAATGTTTTCGGCCTGCATACGGCCTGTTTTTACGCCGACTTTTAATTGCCTTTCAAGCTGTGTGATATATGTGCGTGCCAGGCTGTTCTGTGCTCTGGCTGTTTGGATACGCCCTTCTTCATAAGCTTTCAAAGAGCGATTGATAATTGTGCGGCCTTTAGTTACATCAAGACCTTTCTCCTCAAGGCGATTTAGTCGCTGACCCAAGTTGACACGAGTTACTTGGGCGGCTGCGGCTCGATCCTCAAGTCGGGCTCGCTCCTTTGCACTGGCAGCGGCTTGTTTAGCGGCACGCTCTTCTGTTCGTAATGGCGCAGCAAGATTTTTCTTGAGATCGTTTACTCTCTTTTCAAGAGTTTTCAGCTGATCGTCGAGCGGCTTGGCGTTCAGCTGGATATTTACTTCGTAGTTGACGCCAGCCACAGAAAACGCCCGCCTAGTAGATCCAGATTAGCGAACTCTGCGGTACTGGGCCTCCTGACGGGCGCGTTCGTACGCCTTCTCCTCGCGCTCGGACTTGAGGTTCAAGTAGGCGCTCCAGGCGTACAGCTCTTCCGTAGACATGCGCTGGCGTAGTTCGGCCAGCGTCATGCCCAACGTTTCTGCGATAAAGAACTGCAGGTAAAGCTGCGGGTCCTTATCAATCTGCGCTTTTGACGGCCTCCGGCTCAACCCCCTCTGCCATGCCCTGCATCTTGGTCATGATGTCCAGCAGAACTGACATTGGCAGTTCGTTGCGCAGTGCGGCGCGGTCGCCTTGGCTGAAAAGCTTGGCGCCACCCTCGTCCTCAGCCTTCTGGATGATTGTCTGGAGCGCAAACTCCAAGCTGTTCTCGTCGTCGCCCTTGTTCAGGCTTTTGATCACGTCGTTGATGCGGTCGCGGTCGGCGATCGTCAAAGCACGCCAAAACACCTTTAGGACAACTTCGTCGCCATTTTTGATCGTGTAGCTGTTGCGGGCTTCAACGCTGAAAGCCTTACGCAGCTTGTCGATTGCTCTTGTACCAGCCATAAAAATTGGACTTGACTGTTACACTATACAGCCGGTTTAAAGCCCTTACCCAGGGCTACGAACGCCTTAGTTATGTCGTTGAAAATTTCGGCATTTTCTTCGTGGGCGGTGTAGACCTTGAACCAGTCAGGGTCTCCTCCCTTGGACGTTCTGCCGCGCTGATCTGCGTAGGTTTTTCCGTTGATTGTCGCTTCAGGGTTATTGACTGCAAAACCGGCGTACTCGACGGTATTGCCGATATACAGCGGACTGTCTAAGGGTAATTTCAACGCAATAGCCGGTTTGACCTCGCTGCGGCTACCCGGAAATATGTCTGTATCCCGCCAGTCACCTTCTCGTTTTTCGGTGGGCTTTAGCGGTTGGCCACTAAGCGCCCACTTGCGGCCAAATGTTCCGGTCCAGTAGGGGCCTTGGGTAACCAGTGAGTTGATGATTATGGGGCCGGCGTCGGCGCGAGCTTTCTCGATCTCCCGTTTGAGATCTTTTGCGAGCCAGCCGATTCCTC